CCACATATTAATGGTCGATAATTATTGAGTAATTCTATTAAAGTTTTGTTATCATAAGAAATATTCAATTTATTTAATATACTTTTTATATCATCAGATAGTTCTTCTAAAACTTCTAAATCTATGGCTATGTATACTTTTTCACCAATACTCTGTTTATTTCTATAAGAATAACATGTATTTTTCCACGGAAAAATTTTAATAAAATCTGTTTTATATTCTTCTGCTAATAAAATTAGCTCTTTTAATATTTTTATGTCATCATTATTCATGCAATCTAAAATAATTATACTACATTGTCCTTCTTGTCCTTCTTGTCCTTCTTGTCCTACTTGTCCTACTTGTCCTACTTTTGGTAAAGTACGGCTACTCATTATTTTATATGTAGATTAAATTTGGTGAACTAAAATTGATGCCATTGAAATCACATGCTCCTGCAATGGTATAAGCTCCAGCGTTTTTCCATACTAACCAATCTCCATATTTCATTTTGGAAATATTTTTTGTAGCTATTTTATCAAAGCCATCACATGTTGGACCCCAGAGTGTGCATTCTACTTTAGGTGATCCTGAATCAACTAATGGCTCCGGATCATAATTAGCATGGTCATAAAGCACAGAATTAAAAGACCCATATAATCCATCAGTTAGCCAATATTCTATAGAGTCTTCGCGTTCTCTGACATTTATTATTTTTGTATATAATGTAGCTACAGTTTCTACAAAATATCTTCCAGGTTCTGCTATGATTTTAATTCTACCATTTTTGAAAAATTCTTCTTTACCATTTGCAACGGATTCTGATATATGAAATAATGTTGATTCTGTAAAACCACCTCCAATATCTATAAGTTCTATGGTAAATCCATAATTATTTGTAGCTACATTTGCTAAATTATAGCATTCTTTTAAAGTTTCATAATATATTTCTGGATTGTTTGCTCCAGATCCTACATGAAAACTTATACCAACTATATTCAATTTTAGCTCTTTTGCTTTTTCTAATAAACTTATCCATTCATTCTTATAAGCTCCATATTTATTACTTAAAACACATCTTGCCGATTCATCATTTGCGTATATTCTTAATACTAATTTCATTTCTTCTTTATTTATAATTTTTGCTATTTTCTCTAATTCACATATGGAGTCAAATGTAGTTAATAATACGCCATTCTTAATAGCATATTTTATATCTGATTCCTTTTTACACGGGTTTGCATATATTATCCTAGAAGGATCTATTCCTGTTGATAAGACTAAATCTATTTCTTTTGGCGATGCACAATCAAAGTTGCAACCTAAGCTTGATAATTGACTTAATACACGAACATTTGGATTACACTTTACCGCATAATATGGCTTAATATCATTCATTAAATATGTCCATTTATTATATAAATTTGTCAATATTGATAAATCATATACGTAAATGGAGTCTTCTTGATGGGCATTTTGACAGGGATCATCGAACATTTTACGAAGTGGGAAACCTCCGCAAATTTGAGTTGTCAGTTTGGTAGAATAATATTTAGGGACAAAAAAATATCAAGATAATATATGGAAATAATAGTTTACAATCTAAAAAAAGCGCGTAATTCTAATAAAAAACTACTTTATTTGCAGGAATTAGTTAATTTTGCTAATAAATCTAAAAAGAATATGAAAGTCGTATTAGAATATCCAGAAATAAGTGAAATAATTACAAAAGCAATAAAAATATGTGAGAAATATAATCAAAAATTTGGAGGACATGGATCAGATAGACATACTCTTAATTTTCAGCCCCATGCCAATATGGTAATAGATGCCAATCAGAATGAATTGATTGATATTTCATTAAATAGATTAAATCAGCTTGAAACTGCAATTATTTATGAAATAAACAATTCAAAGACTATAACTGATGATAATATTGAAAATATGAATAATATTATTAAATCTCGTATAGCATTAGAGGATACTCCTATTAATATTAACAGATCAATAAATAGCCTAATTAATATGTATAAATCTGCAATAAAAATAAACACATCTAAAGAAAAAAAGACTCTTCTAAACAAGGAATTTGATGAATTTTTGTTTAATAATATTGATATTATAGATGTAAGTGATCAACAAAAAGCAGAAGAACTTTATCGCTATATGCTTAAAAATCATCCAGATGATTTATCAATAATGAACAAATTGATAAATGTTCTTAAACAACAAATGAAACTTAAAAAAGCAGGAAATTTGTCTAATATTATGTTGAGAAAATCGCTAGAGTCTAAAAATAGCCATTATATTTTAAGATCAATGAAAACATTGGCAGATATATATGTAGCCAAAAAAGAATTACGTAATGCTCGTTCAATGTATTCAGAAGCGCTAGCATATGCATATTCTATAAAAGAACCTACTGATGATATTAATAGTCTCATAGAAAGTATTCGTAATAGTTTATATTATCTAAACCATACAACAAAGAGAGAATTGTTTCCTTTAATAAGCGGTTAAATATTTAAAAATAAATTACTTAATAATTATAATATGACTATATCTTTACCTTCTGATTTTTGGGAAGAATTTGATAGAAGACTAGAAGAAAAGCTAGAACAGAAGCTAGAACAGAAGCTAGAACAGAAGCTAGAACAGAAGTTCAAAGAGAAACTTGATCCAATTGAAAGAAATATTAAAAAATTAATAAATTGGACTGAAAGACAAGATGAATCTATTGAAAGAGAAATGACTTATTCTATTAAATCACATCTCCAAGAGCATTATAAAGGATATGTAACTATTAATCCCAAATTATTTCCTAAAGATATTAGAAATAGCACTGGAAATATAATTACTGAATTTGATGGAATACTTATTCTTACTAATTTTCCTGATTATGCAAATATTATTGCTCCAAAAAAAGAAAAAGAAAGAGTTTCAGTTAATGAAGTTTTATTACCACCATCTGCTAAGATATATATTGTTATTGTTGAAGCAAAACAACATTTAACAAAAAAGAAATTCCTAATTAAATTAAAACAAAAAGAACTCATTCAAAAATATCTATCTGATATTAAAAATGGCATTGTTGAAGCTCCTATGTCACTTAAAAGAATATTTATAGATCGTTATGAAACAAAAGTTGGTATTTATATGGGCGGTATAGATATTGATGAATCCGTTAAAGATGCAATTTTAGAATACTCTAAAGAAAATGAAATGTGTGGTTTAATTGATCTAAATGGTAATAGGTTTTCAGTGAAAGATGCAGTGAATGATTACGGAAATATAGCTTTTGGTGGTAATAAAAAATGATTTAAATTCTAAAGAAAGTTGGTATCAAAAACACAAATATAATTATGACAAATTAAATAAAGAAATTATAATTTCTCTATTTAATGAAAAATAATACTGCTCCTGGTGAGGCTCGAACTCACGACCTACTGCACATAAGGCAATCGCTAACTGACCAACTGAGCTACAGGAGCAAAAGATGTGAAAGTATTTCTTTCACATATTACATAATTTACCAAATCTTTAAGTAATTTTCGGCACTTAAAGGTAATCACATATTTCAGCGATATCATTTTGAAGTCTAAATGGTTTTCCGCAACCATATATTAATCCCGCATTGAATAAATTATCGCATTCAGTTTTATTTAGATGAGGATCTATTTGATTATAGTTTTTTTTATAAACTCCATGTCTAAATATTGCACAATTGATTTCATTTTTGTATATTAGTATTTCTTCAAAACAATGAGGACACTTTACTATTAATGCCATAAATGTACATGATTGTTTTTCTTTAAGTATTGTAATGGAATTAAAAATAAGAGAATTTAAAATAAGAGAATTAAAAATAAGAGAATTAAAAATAAGAGAATTAAAAAAAAGAAGAGAATTAAAAAATACAGAATTTACACTAAATTCATATGTTGACAAAGTATATGTTATTAATATGGATGCTGATACTGATCGTCTTGAGTCAGTAACAAAAGAACTAGATAAAGTTCATACTAAATTTACTCGTATTCCAGGAATTGTTGCTGACAAGGGATTGAAATCTCAAGAAGGTAATTTTTTTGCTAAATATTTTGCTCCAACAAGTGCTATTGGTATATCTGAAGCACATCGTAAAGTATGGAAAACTGTAGTTGAAAAAGATTATTCAGCTGCTTTGTGTTTTGAAGATGATATTAAATTGATCACTAATATATCTGATATTTTTCCAAAAGCCATTGAAGAACTTCCTGAAGATTGGGATATGCTTTATCTTGGATGTATCACTTGTTGCAGTCCTGATAAAATATCATTATTTGAAGAAATACAAGAGAAAATTAAACCAACTTTGAAAAAATATAGTACCCATTTAAATACTGGTGGTCTTTATTATGGTAATGAAGCTTATGCAATATCTAATAAAGGTGCTAAAAAACTATTAGAACAACTCGATAAAATAAATTGGCATCTCGATTTTGATATTACATATAATACTAAGAATCTTAATAGCTTTAAGATTGATCCACCAGTTGCTTACCAAAATTCAGATGATAGTTTTGAATCTAATAATACTTCCAAAGCACCTGTAATTCTAAACAAATTTGCAAAAAATATCAGTTTTAATAATAAATGCGATACAAATTTTAGCAATTTTGATTGGATAATGTCTATCTCGTTGTTTAGATTCTTTAGTGACGCTTTAACTTTTAATTTATGGTCTATCCTTTTCTTTATACTTTCATTTATTATGCCATCAATAACACCTTATCTCTTTGGATACTTAATAATTGATATTGTATATTCTAAATTTACAAATTTAATCTTATATTTACCATTTGTCTTTTCAATTACTTCTGGCTACCTTCTCTCTCCATTTCAGCAGACCATCTTTCAGTGATTCTATAAAGATATAATTGTAATTCTTTTGAAGGTATTAAATACCATTCATTTGGTAAATTTTCAATCATTAAAGATTCTGTACTTCTTCTTCTTGCAACAAAAGTATAGTTTTCATTCAGTGTTCCTGGTGCTGCTCCTGGTGCTGCTCCTGGTGCTGCTACTGGTGCTGCTCCTGGTGCTGCTCCTCTAAATTCTTTTATAACAGGATTACACCAATTACTATCTAATGGGTATGAAACTGCTCTTTTATCACTATTCATTCTAAAATACTCAATTAGTTTATTTTTTGT